ATTGAATAATAAAGTCTTTAGAACTAGTACTATTCATACTAAATCTTCCGTAAGTCGAACCACCGTCTTCTAAATCTATTTTGGTATCTGCATCAAGGAATAATGTGCCTCCTATATCTAATCTTAGGTTTCCACCACCTTGAGATATAGTGAAACCGTCTATTGTAATATCATCTACTATTAATGAATTAGTGTTTAATCCAGTAGATACTGCAATATTACCTATAGTTGCACTGTCAGCAGTAATTACTTTTGCAGTCAACACTGAGTTTGCAATACTTGTAATAGTTGCGGAGTCCCCACTAGAAACTACTAAATTAGTAACTGCAAGATTACCTACGGTTGCAGAGTCTATGTCTGCTTTAGTTATATCTGCGGAGTCTACTTCTATTGTATTTGCAACTAGTGGTGCAGTGGTGTGTACTAAATTACCAGTAGATGAACCCGTTGCATTTGTTCTGGAAACAATAAATTTACCAAGTGATTGGTCAAATCCCATAAATGCATTTGAGTCATCTCCCATTTCAATGACAATACCCGCATCTCCACTTGGACTTCCAGTTCGACCATTACCTAACTCAAAGAGTTGGTCAGTCATAGTTGTGTTAGTAGTTGCAACAGTCGTTGTAGTTCCTGAGACAACTAGGTTTCCACCAATAGTTAATCCAGAGAAAGTTACCGAGTCAGTTGTTGCAACTGGTTGTCCAATTGCAATAACACCTGAACTACTATCATAAGTAACACCAGTACCACCGAGTAAAGATGCTTTTGCAATAGTGTCTATGTCTGCAGAGTCTACGTTTAGATTACCAGCTCTTATTGTACCACTTGAGACTATATCTCCAGATGTAGTAACTGTAGTACCAGTGATTGCTTTCGCAGTTAGAACTGAGTTTGCAATGTTTGTGATAGTCGCACTATCTCCAGTAAGGTTAGTTAGGGTTGCACTGTCTACAGATAAAGTACCAGTGATTGCAACTCCACTATCTTTTGTTTCAAGTCTTTTAGTATTATCAAAATAAAGTTCTACTGAACCGTTCGTTGTAAATAATGCTTTAAGTTCATCATTTGCTTGATTTAAAATACGAACTTCATCGCCTGATATATTTAAGTTTCCAGTACCAACATGTCTTAAATAAGAATTAGAAGCATCATGATAAATCTGTAAATCGTCAGAAGTACCAAACTTTGCAATACCGTCATCAGCGAGAGAAATGTCATGATTAAATATCGCAGTACCAGCATCAGACATATCTAATGTTAATGAAACTATTTCACTATTATTATCATTACCTCTAAATACAATGTCTTGGTCAGATAAGTGTGATTTAATGTTTAAATTATTATCTTGACTATAAATTACACCGAATTGTGTACCACCGTCTTTTAAGAATATTTCTGAACCGTCTACATCAAGTGTTATATCTCCACTCATATCGAATGTTATATCAGTACCAGATATAGTAGAACCGTCTACAGTAAGGTCATCTACTTGTAATGCATTTGTGTTTATTGAATTAGACGCAATGTTTGTAAAGGTTGCACTATCACCAATGTTGATTGCATCAATATTTAAAGTACCTACTGCAAGAGTGGTAATAGTTGCAGAGTCTAAGAAAGCACTATCTGCATTTATAAAGTCTACTGATAGTTGTCTTATATCTCCACTGTCTACACTTAAATTTGTTGCATGTAAAGTATTACTCGCAACACTATCGAAACTTGCTTGGTCTCCAGTCAGTTGAGTTGCAATTGCAACATTTGTTATGGTTGCACTATCAAACGCAACATTTGTACCCGTAATAACTTTACCCGTAAAGGTAGAGTTTGCAATACTTGTTATCGTTGCACTATCTCCAGTTGCACTGTCAAAGTTGATTGCTTCTGTAGATAAGTGGTCTATGTCAGAACTATCGACATTTAGTTTTGTTATGGTTGCACTATCTAAAGTTGCTTGACTTCCAGTCAACTGAGTATTTGCAATATTCGTTATAGTTGCACTGTCTCCGAATGCGGAGTCAAAGTTTATAAATTCTGTACTAAACTGTCTGATATCAGAACTATCTGCATTTAAAGTATTAATTGTTGCAGAGTCAAGTGTTGCTTGTGAGAATGTTATTTGTGTTGTAGATAGATTAGTAATTGTTGCACTATCAAAGAACGCACTATCAGCATTTATAAAATCTACAGATAATTGTCGTATATCTCCACTATCTACAGAAAGATTAGTCGCATGTAAAGTATTACTTGCAACACTATCAAAGTTTGCTTGATTACCCGTTAGTTGTGTAGTGACTGCAACATTACCTATAGTTGCACTGTCACTTGTTAATGTAGCATTAGTTAATGTAGTATTCGTAATTACTTTTGCAGTCAATACTGAGTTCGCAATATTGGTAATAGTTGCGGAGTCAGTAAACTGTTGGTCTGCATTTATTGTAGTAGTTGCAATTGTAGAAATCGTTGCAGAGTCCATGAAGGCCGAGTCTGCATTTATAAATCCAGTAGATAATTGTCTTACTTGTCCAGAGTCTAAAGTTAGTCTATCGATGTTTGCAGAGTCTACTTCTAAATCTCCGACTCCTACTTTATTAAAGAATGCACTATCTCCCGAAGAGATAACTAAGTTAGTAGCTGCAAGATTACCAATAGTTGCAGAGTCAAAAGTTGCATTCTTACCCGTAAGAGTTGTATTTGCAATCTTATTAATCGTAGCACTATCTGCAGTCAGATTATTTCCGATTGCAACACTTCCAGAGAATACAGCACTATCTGCAGATACATCATCGTATTGTAAATCTCCAGTGACCGATAGATTACCACCTACAGTCAGATTACCCGCAATGTTAGCACTATCTGCAACTATTATATTTTTATGGAAAGTTTCTGTTTCGTCAGTTCTTGCAATGTCTGAGTCATTAAAGGTGAAAGTTGAAGTACTACTATCATACGCAAGAATGTCAGTATCACCATTTACTGTAATATATTTTATGTTTTGTAATAAAGTATTTCCGTCTGAGTCTTTAACTTCTATTCCACCACCAGTGGATTGTATTGTCAAGTCTCCTAAAGTTATGGTTGAACCACTAAGAAATAAATCTCTCCATTTCTTAGTAGATGAACCTAAGTCAAATGCACTATCAAGTTTAGGTATTAGACTTCCAGATATGGAGTCATTTGTAAAGTTTATTTGTAAAGTATCTGGAGTACTACTACTATCAAAAGTAATAAAATGATTTGAGTCTCCAGTGATTACAGCAGGTTCAAAATTTCCAGATGACTGGTTAAATACTAAAAGAGCACCAGTGTGTCTTCCACTAGTATTTACTCCACCTAAGTTATTAATACCGAAACTACCCGCAGTTACGGTTTTAATCGGTGTACCGACTTTAATTTTCTTTAAAACAATTTTTCTTGTTGTCATTTAAAATCCTTATGTCACGGACGGAGTTACTTCTATTTGTCCTTCTGCAACTCTTTGTACTATGGTTTTACTATCACTGTCTACGAAAGACACTTCTACGTCATACACATACCTTCCTCTAGTTTGAAGAGTTGCACTTGAGTCATTTGTCATACTCAATGTGACAATACCCGCAGTTGCGGGTGTAGGAATAATTGCGTTGAAGGTTCTGGTATCTGGGTCATTATCACTGTCACCATACCTACGTTTCATCTTTGCAGCTGCAGAATAATTTGTTAAATCAAACGCAGTTCCGTCTGACTCCTTAACTAAATGAAGTTCTATTGCAACGTCTGTTCCTTGGTGTATTGTGATATCTTCGTAGTTGTTTGCCATGCGTTAACCCATATAAGTAAAGTCTTTCATGTCTTTATTTATATGAATTAACTTTTAAGACGAGTATTTATTTAGATTTTATCTCTTCGATTACGTCCTCTTGTATACCGATAGACATTTCTTCTTGATTGAACATATATGCAACTGTCATTCTCCAACAGTCAGTAGACGCAGTATGATAAACTAATTTTTCGGGTTCTTCATTATATGCACCAAAATAACCAGCCTTACATTGCCACCCTTTCTTGTCTGGAATAACTATTTCATCTCCAGTATAACCGTCAATGTATTTAAAGTATCCGTCTCCAGTTTCCGACCAAGTAAAAATAAGATTGTATGCAGACGCATTCGCATTGTTATGCCATGAGATAAAACCTTTTGGTGGATACATTGCACATAGAGAATTATGTTTAGTACATAATTTTACTTGCAATTCTTCATTAATTGTGTTATAATGTCTCATGACTTCTGTAGTAAGTTTTATATCAGAACCTTCATGATTGGTTTTAAAACTGTAGTAATAACCCGTCTCAGGAAACCCATTATGTATTGAACCCCTAGACATTACCCTATCTCTATATTTATCTCCAGTGAAATGGTCTCTATCTTTGTTATTACACCATAATCTACACTGTGCAACTTCTCCTTCTCTTTCATTATAAAACCAAAGAAACTTATCTAAAGTTTCCAGAATTTCTGGGTTGTTTATGGGAATATCTTTCATTTACTTAGGAGCTGCGTAAGAATAATGTTTTATAATAAAATTTCGTTCTGGGAGTAAATTTAATCTTTCATATGCATGATAATAATTCCAACGAAGATTATCTTTAAATGTTCCTATCTTTATATCTTTTTCTTTTTTTAATAACCACCATAAAGTTGTTTGGTCAAAATCTTTAAGTTTTTCCCAAGGCTCCATATTTGGTCTGAATATTCCCATTTGTTGTTCTAAATACAAGTGATACCAATCGGTCATAAACTGTTTGTTTGTATAAAGACAGACACCCCCACAATAAGTAAAGTGTTCTGGTTTGTCATTATAAGTGAAATCATAGATTGCATAAAGTGGTTTTGCTTCTATTGGTAGAGTATTAAATACTACATCATTACCATTTAATTCATCAAAGACTGTTGCAATATCTTCATGAACTATTTCACAATCTGCATCTATGTACATGGTAGTGTCGTAAGGACTTTGCGACATACCCCATAACTTTTCACGAACATTATCACCGCAAAAAATTAAATCATCTGCAACATATTCTCTACCGTCTAGAAATCTTTCTTCGGTAACAAGACAACACTTTGCATCTGGATAATAATCTTTAAGAGACTCTAAACAATTAATTGCAAGTCTGTAAAAACTTTCTTTTCTTGATGCAACTACTAGATAACCATTACTCACTATTCAAATAATCGTCCAGAATTTTTAGAGCCCAAAGGTTTACTTCTGGAATAGATTTTGCTCTTCTTAATTTACTTTTCAATTCACGGTTTCGGGATAGTTTTATTTCTTCTACTTCAAAAGTTTCCAACTTGTAATTAAACAGTTGTTCCATTTTCTTTGCCTTTTCTTTTGCTTCTTTCTGTTCTTTTTGTTTTTTCTGTTCTTCAAATTTTCGTGCAATTCTTTGTTTGGTATTTTCGTCAATATGTTCTGGAGTGAGTGCGTCCACACACTCTTTGAACAGTGGGTCAGCTTCCATTAATTTGTGAACTTGTCTTATCTTTTTATTTCCTTCTTCTTGTTCGGAAATACAATTTAATACATTTTTCTTTGGAGTATCCCAAAATGCATCTTTATCCCATACTCTAATTGGAATTTGGGGAGTCACTTCGATTTGTCCGTCCATAATATTATATATAATTTTGTTATGCAGTCCTTACATACAGTGTATAAGTTTCAATCGTTGCGGTTGCATTGTTAATCAATGCACCCAGAAAGTTTCCAGTAAAGGTTGTTTCAAAAGTACCCACAAAGTCTTGTTCATACGTACCAGGCCCTCCATAGTTTACCGCACCTGACGTTTCTCCAAGATAGTTAACTGCACCCGATGCCTCTCCTAAATAGTTAACCGCACCAGCCGCTTCTCCTAAATAGTTTACTGCACCACTTGCCTCTCCAAGATAGTTAACTGAATTGTAAGTGTTTATACCAGGCCCTGCATTGTTTGCTTGATTGTTTGCATCTCTTCCCGCATAGTTAGTTGGGCCTGCATAATTGGTTGGGCCTGCATAGTTGGTCGGGCCCGCATAATTGGTCGGGCCTGCGTAGTTGGTCGGCCCTGCATAGTTTACTACACCACCTGCTTCTCCTACAAACGTACCAGTAAAAGTAGTTTCAAAAGTTCCTACAAAGTCTTGCGTGTAATCTGTATCTGTGGTAGTATGTCTAGTATCGGTTGCAGTTCCTTTTGCAACCCATGTACCCGTTTCACTTGGAGCTCCAGTTGCAGAACTATTTAAGATATAAGTTCCAACACCTTTTGCACCGTTCATTATACGAGTCTTTGCACGTTGTCCAAAAGTATATTTGATTTCTGCATCTGACATTTCTTGAACACCTTGAAATGTACCACTACCCCCAGAACTTCTTTTGAGTGAGACTGGACGGACTGCTGTAGGTGCAGAAAAGGTTTGTCTTTGATAAATGTTATAAGTTGCAACTGTGACTGTACTTGGGCCTGCATCGGTTCGGGTGTCTGTAAAGACTGCAGATAAATGCGTGTCGTAATCTGAACTTGGTGCAGAAGAACCTAATTTATATGTACCTGAATAATCATTTGCAAAAATAGTTGCAACCAACCTATCTGTTAAAGTATCCATTTCTGCAGAAGTAAATTCATGTAGTTGTCTATTGTGCGTATCTCCGTCTCCAGATTGTTGATGTACTGCATTTCTAAAGTCTCCACCGTCTTCTGCGGCTGTTCCTTCGGTCTGATATAAAGTTGTGACGGTAGAAGTTGTGTTGATTGAACCGTGAGAGCCTGGTGCTTCATTAAAACGAGTATCAGTAAATGCACCGACAGTTTCATTCCCACTTGATGCATCAGTGATTGCACCGACTTCGGTCTTTGCAGATGCCTTTAATTGTTCCCCAGCTTGATACGCAAGATAGTTCTCTTCTGCGGTGGTCATTTCTTTTAAGTCACCGTTTGTACCTTCGAGTTTAAGTGGAGTTGCCATAATGTACTATTTATAATTACTCTTTCTTGTTTTGTCTAAGTTTGAAATAATTTACTTTCCAATAACCATTTTCATCTTTCTCTAATGCTTCTGGATTAGTACTAACCAATTCATCTGCAAGAACTCCATAGTTAGGTTGTTTATCCGCACCAATTGATTTTGCTAACTCATTCCAATCCCATGTATAAACATTGTGTCCGTGTGGTCTGTGAACAAATCTAATGTTATCTTTTAGACGAGAGTCCGAGTATCCACCATAACCACCAGATATAGCAAATCCATAAGAGTTTGCCCACCCAAAAGCGTCTCCACCAGTAATGTCGATACCCGAGAAATCTAATGTGAAAGCAAATGTAGATAGTGGAGCACCCACATCATATATACTAAGCTGTGTTTCAAGAGCGAAGAAAAAGTTTAAAATAGTTCTTTCTTGTCCTCTACTTACATTACTTTTACTTGCTTGTAATTGCATTCGAAAAACTCTTCTATGATTTATACCTTTTTTACCATTAGTACTTGCAGTCATCTTTTGTGTAAATCCAAAACTATCTCCAACTCCCATACCAGTTTGTTGCGTATCCATACCAATAAAAGTCACACCACTCGCATTGTTTGAAGAACTTGGTGTTGGTATAGTCACCGCTGAAGGTGCATGTGATGTTGTCTGACGAGTACTAACTTGTTCACCTCGTACAATACCCGAATTATGACTAAAACTTTGATATTGTTTAGTTGACACATTTGTTAGTGATTTAAGTCTTAGAGTATCTACCCCATTTGTTAAATGTGGTAAAAAGTAAAATGGTAAATAAGTTCCAGAAGTTGTATTTACTTTTCTTTCATTAGAAGAGAATTGACTACTTTCGGTATAATCACTCACGTATGAATATCTATCTTTTGTAAATTTATAATCGTGTACTGGTGGAGTTCCACCACCAAAGTGAAGAATAACATTTCTATTTGCTAAATTAGAAGTACTTGGCCCATTGTTTTGTCTAATGAAACATCTCAATCCACCACTTTCATTTACAAACTTAAAATCAAATCCTACAGTTTCCGAGACAGTACCGCTTCCAATGTATTCATCATTATAGTAAGCCTGTGCTTTTGCAGTAGTAGCTGGATTTGCATATCCAGTAGTTAAACTTTTTTCAGTAATGTCACGCAAAGGTGGGGTCATATTAAATAGAGTAAAAGTCCCACCCGACTTTACTGGTAAAGGTATATTTTCTCCTTCGGAAAAAGAGTTTTTTGCACCAACAAACCCACTCATACTTTGGTTTGATGCACCGTCTGACCTTCCAACCATATCACGAAACTCAGACGCATTCATATTATAGTTTGAACCTCTTGGGTTTGTAGAACTTATACTATACTTAGAAAGGTCTATATCTGCGTCTGGATTTAAATCTGAAAGAAGACTTGCACCCGTTGTGAAGTCGAATTTTTGGTTAGTTCTTTCAAGTATTTGTGCTTCGTCTTTTAATGTAGTAATACTAACATTTTGTTGAACATTATTTGCTACCCCTCGTGTAACAATGTTCCGCATGACATTTCTAGCGACAGTTCTAATAGAAGAAATAGTTCTTCCAATAAACTGGGTAATGAATTTTAGTTGTTGAGACACTACTTGTCCCTCTTAAGAATATCTATTTCTGACTTCAACTCCTTAACAGACTCTACTAGTAATGCAATTGTTTGGTCATACTGTAGTGTTTTATATTCTTCATTATTGTTTGCACCTAATGGTAATCTTTTATTACTTACTGCAGAAGGTAAAACTTGTTCTACTTCTTGTGCAAGTAATCCCGCAGACTTTCTACCCGCATGGTCATAAGTAAAAGTATAACCAGTTAGTGCATTTACTTTTGCAAGTGCATCGGTAATTGGTTCGATATCACTCTTTAATCTCATGTCAGAAGGTGTAGTTGAAAATGCAATGATATCATTAGCTGCGTGGAAGTCTCCGTCATCTTCCATGACAAATCTTCGAGTACCACTATTGTGGAAGTTTATCTGTCCCCCATTAGAGTCAGAGAAGTGAACGTATTCCCCAGTCTGACCCGCAAACTTAATATTACCTCTTAAATCAGAGTCAAGTGAATAGTTTGTAGTTATGTTAGTACCAGCGTTTGCAGTAAAGTTAACTCCCCCAGGCGTATTAACTAACAGACCACCTTGTGCGCCCATTACGTGTTGAGCGTTATTTGCACTAGTTATAGTTGTAGATGCAGTTCCAGTGACGTGACCGTTTGCATCAATTGTTAAATCTTGAATAACAGTATTACCAGAGTTATCTACAGAACTTGCACCAACACTAGTGTGATTAACTTTAATTGTTCTTGCATTATCTGAGTCTTCGACTACTACTTCTAGATTAGTTCCACCACTGAATTTTACAAAATCATTAGCACTGTCTGCAACTATTCTACTTCCCGCACTATCTCCACCAGCTGCACTATCAGTAAAAAATTCTATAAATCTATTTCTATTATTTACTTTTGTATTTAATGCATTAATTGTAGCTGCAATGTTAGAGTCTCTAACTTCTGAACTAAGACTAGTTAATGCACCTATATCAGAGTCGAGTTCATTGATAGATGCAACTACAGTTGACTTGTTTCCAGTAGTTAGACCACTTATAGTTCCTATTTCTGCGTCTAGTTCGTTTACACCACCGACAATAGTTTTTGCAGTAGTTGTTAAAAGGTTTATTGCTCTTCCACTATCTCCAGAGTCCCTTCCGAGTAAACCAACCATATCAGAGTCAAGTATCTGTATATCTCTTGACAATGCGTTAAGTGCTTTACCTAAAGTACTTCTTTCTGAGTCACTAAATCCACCCAGTGCAAGTCCAGTTGAACTTTTTACTGAGTCTAAAGTTAAATCTAATTCTTCAAACCCACCTTGAAATATTTCTTGGATTGCACCCGTAAGTGTTTGTGCAGTTGTAGTTAGAGTAACAGAACCTATTTCTGCATCTAGTTCGTTTATTGCACCTACTATATCAGAGTCTTGAGTAGTTGTCAACCTATCCGTACCACCAACATCTTTTGCTGTTTGGTTCAAATTAGTAATTAACTGACTTAAATTATCTGTTATTGCTGTGACAGTATGTTGATTAGCCATTTTCTTTTTCTACCAATTGTTTTACTAGTTGTTTTAATTCATCGATATCAGATTGCATTTGTACAATCTGTTTATCTTTGTTCTTATGTTTTTCTCTTATCTTATAGTAGTTCTCTACTGCAGTTCTATTAGTATTTAGTATCGCACCACTTTCTGTGTCTCTTACTAAATTAGGTCTACCTTCTACTTTTATATAACTCATAACTATGCAGTTGCGATAACACGCAAGTCCCTAAATAATGGTGGTGTTGATGAATTAGTAGATGTCATTACTATCTTAACTTGATAGGACATAAAACTAGTTGCATTACCGTCTGCAACAAACTCACGAACAAATTCATAATCTTTGAAAGTTAATTCACTACTAGAAACAGTATTTGTTTGAAGTCCAAGTATCCAAGGCTTTTCAAATATATTTTCATCAGCGTCTGCAACTCTAGTCCAAATTTGGAAATTAGCAGAACTTGGTTTTCTTGCATTTACTAATATACTTAGACCTAGTGCGGGTTCGATAAGATTAACTACTTTAGTAATGTGTTTACTTAAACTTGAACCGTCACTGTCCTCTCCAATATATGTAATAGGAGTATTACTTGTTCCCGCAGTTGCACCAGATGCTACTTGATTATCTATTCTATTTGATATGGTAATCATACCAGTTCTTTGTAAATCAATTACTGGTGATACATCTGCACGAGTTGTAGAGAATGCAGTTTGAATTGTTACTGATTTTTCTCCTGACCCTATGTTTGCAGTTTCAAATGCAGTAGTTCCAACTATTCTTGGTGTAGAGAAATTGTTTGCTTCTTTTATCGCAAGGTTTCCAGAGAATGCAGTATCTTTTGTACCTCTAGTTTCTGCACCCGCAAGTGACCTACCAGTAGTAAACTTCGCATCTACTGTGACATTAGTATCTTGTGGAACTAAAGTATCGAACTGTGGTATTACCGTATCAAAGAGTATTTGTCTTGAAGACTTAACTCTTGCACCACCAACAAAACCAGTTGCAGTCGCAGAGTCAGTAAGTTCTACTTGATAACCAAATCCGTCTACTGCAGTAATCGTGTGTGTAAAGTCATTTACTCTACCCGCAGAGTCTATACCATTTAAAAGACCAGTACCCGCAGAGTCAAATCCAGTAATACTTACTGTGTCTCCTACAATGAAGCCGTGGTCTGGTGCAAGAACTGAAACAGTTCTACTACCCGAGTCAGTTGATATTGGATTACTTGATAGTAACATATCTGGAACTACTGCGTTTTCAAACACTACTGTTCCACCCGCAGTGGTAAACTGTGCTTTGAATAAATCAAATGCAAGGTCTTTAGTTTGGTCTGGTGTCCAAGTTGTTCCGTTTTGTGATTTAAATAATGAACCTAAACTTGGTTGTCTGTCAATTCTTTTTTCTGTAGAACCAAGTTGGAACTCATAAGTTTCTCCTACATATGCTTCGTATGAATTACAATCAGATAATAATACGATTGCATATTCTTCATCATACTCTAAGAATATTGGTTCGTCAAAAGTAAATGTAGTAGGACTAGACAATGCAGATGCTTGTGTCTGACTAACTGCAGTTTGCACTGCACTTGGTGGTAATACTACTACTGAGCCTGGAATGATATCATCTGAACTAGGAGCACCATTTACCACTGGACGTAATTCAAGTCTTACTGGTACAGTTGTATCTTTTGCTTTGAAGTAAGTTTGTATCTTAGTCACAAACATACCACTTGGTGCAGAAACCCTAAAAGTTTGTGCAAGTGGGTCTAACCAGTTCACATCAACTTGTGGTACTGGTTCTGGTGGTCTAAGTGTGACCGTTGTAGTTTCTAAAGTACCTCTACTTGTAAAGATTGCACTTGCACGAGAAGTTGCAGACGATTGGTCATCTATCGAAATATCTAGTAATTTAAATTCTTTATCACCTGCTCTAAATCTTAATGAGTCATTATTTGGTAATAAGAATGAACCGTCTACTTTACCATTTGCGTCTGTGACAATAGTTGTACTTCCACTTGGGTGTACTGTTGTACCTCTATATTGGTTTCCAACATAAGTTTGTCCCGCAACATTTGTAAAACTAACTGTAGTGTTTACATAGTCATCTACTTTAACTCCGTCAAAGAATGCGAAATATCGAGTAAGTGGTCTTAAACCTTCCGCACGGAAGAATACAAGTCTTGGTCTCATAAATGGAATAGCAGTCAAAGATACTTCTCTATCTCCTACTATTTCGTTTATGGTACTATTACTTACAACTCTTACTCCGAAGTCTCCACCCGCACCAGCTTCACCAGTACCTAAGTTGAAATTATCAAAAAACGAAACACCACCCCCAGTTGCAGTTCCAGAAACACCAGCACCAAAACCAAATGTTTGGTTGCCTGTCATGCCTGGGTTATTTCCAAAGTTAGGAATTGCACCACTTAAATCTATTCCTTCCCAGTTCCATAACGCACCAAGATTTAAAGTAGGTGCAAAAGTTGGAGGCATCAAACCTAAAGTATTACCAAATGTTGGTATTCCTATTTGAACTGGTTCTGGAAAATCATTTCTTGCTTGTGGTACTGCGGGTACAGTTCTACTTTCTGTATCAACCCAAACATCACTTGTTGGTGATAAAGTTAAATGTCCTTCTCCACTTACAACTGCAAATGGGTTTACATTCTCAACACCTGATATCATTCTTTGTGATATTGCAGAGTCTTCTGTGTAGTGAAGATAAATGTTATCTCCTTTAACAATTGTGTTTGTTGATTTTGCAGAGTCGTAAATCAAAGGTATTTGATTATTTGAAAAAGCAGGGTGTAAAGTACTTGTTGTTGGGTTTATTGACGCACGATACATTGGGTCTTCGTGGTCTGATAATAATCTATTTTTAAAGTTATCCGCAAGAATACCTAGTTTAGTTCTAGACACACCGTCCGAGTCTAAGATTAATCTTGCGTCCGCAGATTGTTCTAAAAGTGATAATGCAGTGGTTTCTGCAAGGTTATCAAGTCTTCTCTCAAGTCTTGCAATATCTTGCATTCTAAATCTTTTATATTGAGATACACCCAAAGTCAAGTCTGAGTCATTCAAACCATAACCGTTTATTCCTAGATTAAATAACAATAAGTTGTTTTCTGGTGTAGGTGGTTGTTGTAATGCAAATCCGTCTTTACCAGATACTACACTAAATTCTGCTTCATTGTTAATTGTAATTTTGTCGGCTCTTGGTAAATAGTATTCTATATCTGCAGTGACAGTTTGACCCGCAGCTGGTATCTCAACTTTTTTAGCATAAGTACCACCTACAACACCTAAAACTGCAACACCACCAGCAGAGTCAGAACCATTAGAGTCTGGACTTAAGTATTGATGTCTGATACCAACACCGTCACTGTCTCTTACTGACCTTAAGTCAATTACTTCACGAAGGTTAATATTCTTTCTTCCACTAATTTGAAAGTCTGGTATATTTTCGTAATCTACAGTACCGTCATATGAATTTACTGAGAAGAAATCTCCACTTGCACCGTGAGCAAAGTATTTTAATCTACTAAAGATTGTTCCACTTGGTGGAGTGGTATCTCTTTTAAGTACTAATCTACCATGTTGATAGAAGTCTCTTCTTTGTCCATTATCTAAAGTAAAGTTGTGAGATAAATCTACACCGTCAGAGTCAGTCTGTTTGATTGATATTACTTCATAGACATCTGCATATGGTATCTTAACAAATCTTAGGTTCTCTCCGTCCGAGTCTATTGTACCAGTAATTGTAGTTTCTGTCAAGGTTTTTGTTCTTCGAGTTGCATTTCCTTTGTTTATTCTTGCAAAGATATTGTGTTTTGCACCAGAGTCTAAACCACCATTGGTATGGTTTGTAGTTGTACTGATAGTTGCACTTTGTGTTCCAGTTCCACTAACACTAAAGTTAGTCACTCTTGCTCCAGTGACCGCACTCGTAATAATCCAATTACCTACATCTGTAAATGTTTCTCCAGTTGCAGATAAAGATAAACTAATTGACGGGTGTGTACCCGCAGAAGGAGCATTTGCAGAGTCATCAATCTGTCTTATTACTTGGAATGAAACATCTGAAATACTTTTTGGTCTTGGTTTTTGAGTCGGGAATAGTAAGTCATTACCACCTACATTTCTAAATAATGCAGTACTTGGTAAAAATGCACTACTACCCGATTGTTTAACTGAAAATATGTGTGGTGCAGTATCGAAATCTCCGTGTCTTTCTACTTTATTGACATCTGTTATTTGTCGATTAGAACTACCAGGCCCCTTTAACTGAATGTCCATTAAATATAGACGAACTTCATTGTTTACTTCTTGAATTGATTTAACCCTTGCAGTACCAATAACTGTACTACCTTGTAATAAATTAACTAATTCAAAATTTCCAAGTGCAGCTGCAGGCCCTACAACTGAACCACCGTCAGATGCAAATACAAGATATGCACCATAGTCCACACCAATTGCTTCGTTGTTATTTGTGACTGTAGTTCTGGGTTTTGAAATAGTTAATTTACTTGGTCTTTCTTTATTTACACGATAACCGTTTAGATATACTGTTCCCGCAGATATGTTTGCGATTAGGTTAGATGTACTACCACTTGCAGAGTCATTTTCAAAAGTCACTCTAAATGGACGGACAACATAATTACCTGACTCTTCTTTTGTTCTAAGTGCAAGAACATCATTAATCTTGTTATAATCTTCTGTACCAGTAACAACTTCTTCTATTTCTCCGTCTACTATATCGCAAAAGTATACAAAGTTATCACTTGCAGTAACACTTGTTTTGTTAACAAGAGTTAATCTAATTCTGTATCGGTCTGCACCAGGCGATGCAGTATTTGGAGTTGCACCCTGATTATCAAAGAGTGATGTATCATCTCCTGACGTGACAATATCTTCTGTAATAGTAAAACCAACAGTTGCAGTTCCAGTTGTAGTGTATTTTGAAATAACTAAAGATTGTTGAGATGCAAATACAAAGTGTCCTCTTACAAAGAAGTCTCCCCCAGATACGTGAAGTATTGTACCTTGACCAGTTGCTGGGTTTGCAACAGTATTTGTTGTTTGAACTGATAATGCAGTTCCACCAGAGTTTATAGTTTCACCCGCACTAAATCTAACTGGTGCAGAACCTGCTAATCCACTTGTGTTTGTATCAGTATATTGTACGTATAAAGTTGCGGGGTCAGAACCACTTGCAGTTTCTACTCTAATAACTCTTGCTTTAATACTTGAAGTTGCACCCGTAAATTCTAGTCCAAGTAAAGTAGAAGTATCTGCTGGTAAAGTATTTACACTTGTATCTAATTTTACAAATTCTGCATGTCTGTCAACACTAGGCCCGCCTGGATTTACAGCCGCACCTTCTTTAAATATATTTCTACCAAACCTTGCAATCTCTTCTTGAATGATAGTTTGCATTTGCGTAAGTTCTCTCGCTTGCAATGCACGACCTGAGTTAAATAATATTCTATGAAAATTATCTGCACTGTCAAAGTCGTCTTTATATGTTGTTGCAAAGGTTGACTTATTAAAAGTTGTTGACATTTTTTATTCCTATACTTGTATTACGATTTTTAAATCTTCGGTTTGACCACTTGCTCTTGTAATTGCACTTCGATTATCGACATACAATAGTTGACCTGAATTTGGGTCTACTTCTGCAGAACTATCATGTCTACTACTACCAAGAAGTACACCATTAGAACCACCAGATGCAGTAATTGTTTCTCCCGTAGTAAAAGGTGTAAACCCATTACTGTCAGTTTGATGAATAAACAAAGCACCCCCAGCAACACCAGTTGAACCAGTGGAGTCAAAATCTACAATTGCTTTTGCACCAGATGTTCCACCAGTTATTACTTGGTCTTTTTCAAACGCAGTATTTATACTTGCAAAGTTAAGAACTGTTAGTGTGTTACCCGTTGAACTATCAAATGCAGTTCCGTCTGGTTTTGTAGGGTTCTTAAGAAGTCCTACTTGTCTAAATTGTTGACTTATAAAGAAGTCTGCTCTTTCTGCACCCGAAGGTTTTGCATTAAACATTAGTGCATTACTTCTTAAATCTGCTACTGGGTCATCTCCTAAACCACCACTATCAAGAGTACGTCTTGAAGTTGAAAGAATAGGTCTAATTATTGCAGCCGAGTCTGGTGAACCACCACTTACTGTGACAGATGCAAAGTTATATCCCGAACCCATGTTACTTGGTTTAAATACACCCGTAGAACTGTCAGTCACTTCTACTTTAACCACTGCACCACCAGATATAGTTGCAGTTGCAGACGCAGAACTACCGTCTCCCGTAATCGTTAAGGTTGGTGCAGAACCATATCCAGAGCCTGGATTGTCAATTGCATATCCTACAACCTGACCTAGTATTGAGGCCTCTTGAATTGCAAGTTGTTCTGTTTGGTTTGAACTAAAAGATGCTAATCTTGTTCCTGATACTCCACCCGCACTATCTTTATCAATAAACTCTACAGGCATAAAGTTTGCAGATTGAAATTTGTTTGCAGTTGCGGAACTAACACTGTATATCATTTTCCAAACATATCCGTCAGATGTTTTAAAAGGAGCACCCGTAGTATTACCAGTCGGTTCTACTGTTGATGCAATTGCAACTCCAGTGTTAGAAATAGATTTTCTTAATACCATATATACTTGTTGGTTTGAGTTGATTACATAGTATGGACTTGTATTACCAGTTGATTGGTCATCATATGCATCATAGAATGTACCAGATGACCAGTTATATCTTGGAACTACAAAAGACGCATCAGTTATTAATTTAACCGATTGCATGTTGTTTCTAAAATCTCTCTCTTCGTGATAAGACCCGTCTGGTGTAGGAGATACATCTGTCGCATTCCACTCTTGTGAACGACCAATAGCTGCATAGAACTTATCTCCATTACTATCTTTTCTACCTTTAATTTCGTCTAAGATAAATCTTCTTAAAGGACTAGTTATTGTTGCGGTCATTTCTTATTCTCCTTATGCGACTGCACCACCGTAGGTTGCAAGTATTTGCCAGTTAGTTCCGTCAAAAATTAATGTTCCAGTTTCATTCTGTTGTAATGTTAAAGTAGTTCCCGCACCAAAATTTGCGGGAGTGATAACTGCATTTCCAGCACCACTATTTACTACATACTTAACTTGTCCAGCAACTCCGTCTGCAATACTATATGTACCCGCAGTTCCTTTTGTTATTTCAGTAAATGGAAGTAATAAAGACAATGCTTCATTAGAACCCGTGTTTACTGTTTCTTGTTTAAGAACATGTGAATTATTTAGTATAATTTTACCAGTTCCTTTTGCTTCTAATTCTAAACCAACATTAGTGTCTCCACCTTTTGCAGTTATTTTTGGATTATTACTGGTTGCGTTATTGGTAAGGTTAATGTGGTTAACTGCACTTGCAGTCTTTGTCAATTCTAATACTTCATTACCCGAAGAGTCTTGTAATACTCCACCCCCAGATAAACCAGAAATCTTAGGTGCATTTATTGTAGGTGTATTGACTGTTGGACTGGTAAGTGTTTTGTTTGTTAGGGTATTAGTACTTGAGTCTAATACTACGTTACCACTTGCATTTGGAAATACTATCTGTCTATCTCCAGTTGGTTCTACAACTTGTAAAGTGGTTTCATGTGCGTCTGCAGTTGTACCTTCAAATCTAATTAATCCAGTTGCAGAGTCACTAAGAGTAATCTTAGTAGTTAAAGTAGCTGCACTTGCAGACAAATCAGTTGCGGTTTTTCCACCCAATACAGCATAAATTTCTGTAAAGTTATTGTTTATCTTGGTTGCAGCTGCACGGAGAGTATCACCCGTTCCGTCATTCGCACTACTTCCGTTATTGATTACTGATTTTCCCATGTTTTATTTCCTATGTCCTATTTATACAAGTTATAAACCTAATTCCTAAAAAGTTTCAAATTTGTCTTGGTCAAATGTTTCTATTGTAAATTCATTACTAAAGTCTATTTCAAAGTTAGATGTTGCAGTACCAGCACCATTCGAGTCCGCATCAAATGTAGGACTTGTTCTTAATTCTGCAGCTCTCATTGTTGCATATTGTTTCTGTACATCTGAAATACTTACAGTTGCAAGTGAATTAATTAGATTATCATCGATGATAACTCTCAGAGTTGTACCACCACTATCTAGAAGACCCGTAACTTCTGGTGCAAATTGATTAACTTGACTAAATAATGAAGTATTGAAACCTACCACATCAATCTCACCAGCTGCAGAGTCTACAACAGATAATGGTGAAGATGTATTAAGAAGTCCAGTATTTTCTAATCTTACTTCTGAACCAACAAACATTCCAGCAGGGTGAACAAATAACTTATATGGTCTCTCCCATGTTGCTTGTGATAGTTCACTAATTATTCGTATTGCAAAGGTTTGATATAATTCATCATTTGTTAAAAACTTAATTGACTCCGCACCTATATCAGATGAACCTACAGTAAAAACATCTTTTTTAGGATAGTCTACTTCTACATCAATACCGTAGAACATTCTAAAAAATTGTTGTATTGAAAACTTAGTACCTTTAGTACTGTATAAATTATGTGAGAATTTTGCAGCTGTTCTTTTATCAAGAAATCCTTCAAAGTATGCTTGTCCTAATAATAATTCATCTTCTATATAAGAGAGTAAAGACTCGTCTACCTGATTAATATCTCTTGCATAGAATAAGTCATTTACTAATCTACTTGGAGAACCGTCACTGTCCTCGAAGTGAAAATATTCTTTTAAAAACGAGACAAGTTTCGGATACTCAGTTTTAAAATGGTCTGGTAGAACTTTCTCTACATCACGACCCGTAGCGAACGCAAGTTCTCTACGATTATCATCTCTTAGAGTATCGTCTACTTTGTGTCCCATATTAGTTTATTATACTTGAGTCTACTTCAACTGGACTGACAGAAGATTGGATTGCATCAAACTCAATTACATTTTCTCTTAATGGTGTTACAAAAGATTGGTTAGAAGGAACTACACTTACCTTAACAAAACTATCTCCAGTCACAATACTATCTACTTGTAATCCAGTTATACTAACTGTATCTTCACTAAAAGAACCAACATTATCAACAACAACTTCTTGTGTCAAATTTGAAAATACTTCTAGTGTTGCAGAACCCAAACGATTTCGGATACTACAACTTTGATTATTAAAGTTAAATGCAGAAGAAGTAACTATTCTATTCACATCGTCTGCAGCTGCAATTTGCATTGGATATTTTAAACTATGATTTTCTACTGCAGTAAGTGTTGGAGTAAATCTTTGTTGTACTTTTAAATTCATTCGAGAAGATAAAACTGCGGGACTTACTTCATCAATCAATGCTAATAGATTAGACCTTCTAAACGATTGTCCAAACTTACCAGTCTTAGTACTAAAATAAGATGATATTTCATTGTCTATACTTGATTTAATAGATGCTTCACTCTCACTCGTTAAGTTAGGATTAAACTGGAAGAATGTAGTAGTTTCAATAAAAGTCTTAATTGGGTCAATAAACTTAATATCAAAAGATGCAACTGATAAATCTTTGAGTAAATCTACGATTGCGTCTTTGGTTTCTTGTTTTGTTGCATCGCCACTTACAGTATCATTTTCGATACTATCGTTGAATAGTAATGATAAGAATACTACACCGAATTCTGGTTCAAGTGCATCTTGTCCACCAAATGCTTTTATATCTTTGATTAAAGAACTAAAGTTTCTTTTTGTTAGGGTTGCATAGTCATCTGCAGTCACAGCTCTGTTTTGAGTTGCATACTGGAATGGTGCAGTAGTTCTGATAGACTCTACTGTTTCTTTTTCAGAACCACCCGAAGAATTAGATACTGTTGCAACAGATACCGTATAACCAACACCATTTACTTGTACTTGTTGTTGTGGTGCGAATATTTTTGCACCATTAGCATCTCCACCTTTTACAGATAGATAGTCAACCGTGACCTTGTTTCCCGCAACTGGTGATATACCTAAAGTAGTCTTGTTTCCAAAACTTAATTCAAAGTTTCCGTTTGGACTTTCTCTAAGTATATAAATTCTTGATAGTTCTGTCAAACTGGTTGCGTTTCTTAAATCGGTAAAGGTTGAGAAGGTTGTTCCACTTGCAGTCTCAAAGTTCTTAACAACTGCAGTATCAATATCCATATTTTCGTCTGGAATAATATATGCAAAGTTTTCGGTCTGTCCAGTAATTAAAAAGGTTTTAGTTGTTGCAGTCCCCTCAAATACTTTAATACTTTCACTACCGTCTGCTGTAGCAAATTTATATGCACCCGCACCGTCATCGGTTGCGGATATATCTTCTTGGGTTTGGAATTCATAAACAATATCATCTACCGTTGAGTTGAATTTAAAACCACTTGGGATTGTAACTTTGTTCGGTCTACCAGAAACACCCGCAAGACTGATTGACATATTAATAACTCCCTGAGAAGAGTTTTTAGAGTCTGGTACATAACCAATACCTTCTGCAAGTGAGACTATAGAACTTCTTAACTGAGCACTTCCAAGATAAGACTCATTCAATGCAAAGTTAGCAATCAATCCATTGAAGTGTGTGTTATACGCAAGGACATCTAGTATGTTAGAAAGACCAGATGCTTCAAAGTTATAATCACTAAACTCGTCTGTCTGTGCAAGAAATGTTTTTAGATTATTCTTGATTGCTTGAAAATCTAATGCGGTTGATTTAATTGTTGTTGTTCCCATATTACCTTACCCTTTCGATTATTGTAGAAAACTCTACAATTTGACCAGTGTTAACTACTTTAAATTCTACATTTACATGTAATGTATTTCTATCTGGGTCAAGTGTGACAATCAAATCCAATACTTCTGCACGGGGTTCGTACTTCGCTATACTAAATAGTATTTGGTCTTTTATTTCACTTGCGGTACTATCAACTGCAAGTCCAAACAATCTACCTTGTACATCTCCACCAAAATCATTATTAAAAGGTTTCTCTAATCTATTTGTTAGAAGTAGAGTTTTGATTGCTTGTTTTACTGCGGCTGCATTCTCTTTCTTAAATATATCACCACTTGTTCCTTTCGCTTTGAAGAATAAGTCAATGTCTTTATAATTAGACGAACGACTAGTAGAAATGTTAAAAACATTTAAGTCGCCTTGGTCTTCTTTTGCGTATGCGTTTCCCATGTATCTATTTATACTCGTTTGATTATTTTATCGTTATAAATCTTCTTCATCATCTCCAGAACTTCCACCACCAGTATATCCAGAAATTTCTCCCCTATCAATTTTACTTTGAAGCACTTTTGCATCTTTTTCTCGTTTGATTTTATCAAATTTAAGACTGAGTCTTTGTCCTCTTTCAAGTTGTGCTTTACCTTCTGCACTATTTGGGTCTACTTCTCTACCATTAATAGTAATTTTATCAGTTCTTTCTATTACTCTTTTTCTATCTTCTGGTTCATTTTGAACATGTCTTTGCACCACATCTAAGTTTTCTGGGACTTTAGTTAACTCTTGACCACTTCCTACTGGACGAGTATCCGCAAGTTCATTAATAACCTCTTCTGCTTCTAATTGTTTTTCTAAATTTCTTGGTTGGTTCTGTAAGGTTCTTCCATGTGAACTTTGACCAGATGTATCGTAAGTAATCTTACTGGATAAGTTTCTTGATACTCTTCTATCGTTTCTATCAAAGTATTCTAGTATTTCAATAAACTCACCGTCAGATTGCAGTTGACCATTAAAGAAAGTCTTAATCATTCTGGTAAAGTTTACATTAAAGTCTTCTCCGACAGTAGGCATTTGCACTCCAATCTGTGCAGTAAGAGTATTGTCTGGATTATAAGAGTCGTAGTCTAATCGTATCTCACCATAGTCTGCATAGTCTTTCCAGTATTCTGCAATATCAAATGTTGTTTCCAAATCAACAATACCGTCATTACCAATGACTTGATAGTATACTAGTTCTCCTTTACTCTTTGCAAGAGTATCCCCCGATAGAGTTTCATTTGGGCCTGCACGATAGATACCTTCACTTACTACTAATCTTACTTTGTTAAATAAATCTATATTACCATTTATCATACGCATCATTTCTGCTTGTAGATATAATTGTCTTGCGATTGCTTCTCTTTCCTTCTTAGTACCTATGTGATTAAAAGATGTTCTATTTCCATACGCACCAAGAAACTTTGCAATGGTTATACCAGGCCCTAACTTTGTTGCAGATGTAATCGTTGCAACTAAATTAGGATTATATACTGGGTCTACTACTAATATAGTCATCGTTTCTTCGGAGTAAATCTTTTACCCCTATTCTCCGTTGCATTACCTATTGCAGTATAACCAAATCTAGATGTTGGTTCTATACCACTAACTCTACCAATACGTTTTGGTTTTGTTCTAAATGATGTTTTACTTACTCTACCTTCTGCAACCATTTGTCCCAGAAGTTCATCTCTTTTACTATCTGTTCTAAGTTTTGACCTAATCTCTTGAGTTGTTGGGTGTCGGTCAAAGAACCCTAGATAGTCATCACTAAAGTCAAGTGCGTTCTTAAGTTTATCTTCATTATCAATTGATACATCACGTACTGCAAACTCTCCGACTGTTCCATAAGCTGCAACGATATCTGGTATCGGTGGTGGCCCTAATGGTTTATTTGTTTCTTGGTCTATTGCAATATCTGGAGCACCACCAGTAGTTCCAGTCGTACTACCAGATGTAGCATTTTCTGCATATGATTGTGAGTTTGTTTGGTCAGACACTTCAGCAAAAGCTGCATTCTGAGAGTTATGTGCAAACAATCCAAAGATAGACTCAGTTGCTTGTCCATGAAAAGACCCATAGAATGATGCACCACTAGTAAACGGTTTCGCACCCGCATTACCCATAAAGACATCTCCAGTAAAGTTTACATTCTTACCACCTATTGAACCCTTGAGTCCAAAGATAGATACTTGTTTGATACCCGTTGCATTGAATACTTCACTGGTCATTGCAAGAGAAGTCTTCGCAGATACAAACATATCTTTCTCTACTGCAATCTCATTGTCTCCTTCTATCCAGTTTCTTTGATTACCCTTGACGTATTGATTATTATCTGATAACATAATATCGGTGTGTTTACCAATTGTTTTGGTTGACTTAGTACCTTTGGTCACATATTCAGAATTCTTGGTTACATAGGTTCTATGGTTCTCTGAGATACCTTCTATGTGATTACCCCCAACTTGTACATTGTAATTACCCCCGACATCAACATTGTAGTCTCCAGTCACGGTTAGATTTAAATTACCTTTATATACCAAATTACCATGACCTTCAACAATCAGAGTTTGGTCTCCACCAGTCACTTCTACTTTATTATTAACTGCAGAAATAACTACCGAACCGTCTGCTCGCATTTCTACACCCGCACCTTTACGGTGTTTAATTAGTATACGTTCTCCACCAGGCGTGTCATCATACTCCACGACATGTCCCGAAGGAGTTTCATCTACTTGATTGAAAGGAAAACGAGAAGGTCTTTGTTCTTCAATGTTTAGTGGAACACCTTCTGCACCACCATTTACATAAAGGTCATTTATCTTTGTACCCCTTGCAGCTTTGTTTATTCCCGAACCAAAGTTGTAATCCCTTTTTGGATACTCACCAGTTGGGTCTTGAAAACCGTCCTCGGGTACTCCGATACTCTCCTCTTGTCCTTCTCCAAGTTGTTTGAGTCTATTTTCTAGATTGTCTTTCTTAGTAGTCATGACTAACTATTTATCTCCGTATCATCTGGGTCTAGTGCTTCAAACTCAAAAGTATTACCTACTCTATCATAAGTCTTTCTAAAGTTTTTTTCGACATAATCTTTTACATCAAAGTATGGGTCTAGTTCATCAATCTCTATATCATTATGTCCAAACACTAGTCCACCAGGCACCTTCACAAAGAATGCTTCTAAAAATCTTTCAAGTGTGGTATATTGTTCTCTTGTGAATGCAGTCTCAGAACGGTTGTCTAAGGGATTTACGTCCCCCGTAGGAAGATTTATTCCACCGACTAATGCAACACTCAAAGAGAAGTTATTATGACTCTCCTTCGCAGTATGGTTTGATACTACATCTGCGGGTCTTCCTCTTTGTAATCTACCGTCTCTACGTATTACATAATGATAAACAATACCGTCATGTTTAAGTTGTTTATGTATATTGTTTATTTCGATTGAACCGATGTTTTTATTTTCTGCAGTTTCGGTTGCATGAATTATTACTTCTGATATCTTTCTTGAAATTGACATCATTTCTGAGTTGAGTTCTTCTACAGATGCGACATAAGTAAATGCTTCATCTCCAGTTCTTTCTCCAGCCCACTTAGGTATATTATCTCCTAGTTTCACTGGTTCTCCATAAAAACTTGCATCTCTAACTAATGAACCCGATATAGTTGGATTTAATTGACTTGCTAAATCATCGATACGGTCTAAGTCATCTTGACTAGTTTCTGGACTAGTTTTACCGTCAGCATCTACTTTACCAGTAGCTTTTTTAATCTCTTCAGCTGCACCCTTCTTATCACCCTTTGCAACTTTTTCATTGACCTTTTCTTGTACTTTAGCAGGTAGTTCTGCACCTAAGTTTTCAGTTATTTTATTCTTAATACCACTATTGACTTTTTCCGAAATATCTTGTATAATACCACCCACAATCAATCCAGTTGCAACTTTAGCTAAATTATCTTTTACAAAACTTTTTGCTTTATCAACAAAACCTGATAACTTATCTTTGAATGCAACTACAGTTCCTACTAGTGCAACTACAGATGCAATCTTTTTTAGTTTTGCTTTTGCAACTTTGGTCTTTGCAGTTAATAGTTTATTACCAGTTTGATTTTCAATACCTGCTGCTAAATCTTCTGGGTTAGGAATTGCTTTATTGATATCTGGTAAACCACTTATTTTACTTTTAATTGCAGATAGTGCTTTGTCTTTCGCATCATCTCCTAAATTATTTTTTACAAACTTAAGTCCACCAGCCTCATCATGTACTGCCTTAATTGCATCGTTTGTTTTACCTAATAAATCTTGACCTTTATCCATTGCGGCTTTGATACCTTCTGGACTTGATGAACCTACTAAGTTCATACCAAATTTTTTCTTTTCAGTTTTCAAAGAAGGGTGTCCAGTCAAACTTGAGATTAATTCTGATATGGGTTGATTACTATCTCCCCCAGTAATTGTTGCAGTGGGTGTTCCAGTACCGTCTGTAATAGTTGCAAAGTTATTAGTAAAGTTTACTGTTCCCGCAGTAAGTAATTCTTTCTTTGGGTCTACTAAAGTTTCTGTAGAGAATGCTTCTTCTGGTACAATTTGCATTGTACCCTCACCAGTTTTTACCTCATTCTTATAAGACTCCGTAATCTCAAGTGGTTCAACTTCTGTTGGAGTATCATAACCTTCAACATCATCGAAGTTATGATTTAATCTGGTATTTCTATTAAACTGTATTATTTCTTGAACTTCTTCATAGTCTCCTCTTTCCAGAGCAGCCTGTGCATCTTCTTTGTTGAACCCTCGAAGGTAAAAGTTTATATGACGTTGTGCAATTCTTCTTTTCTGTGCTTCATTACTCATTATCTTCTTTTAACTCTCTTGCTTTATCTTCTATTAAACCAATTAATTCTTCTCGTTCTACTATACTTCTACTATCAAGATAATCTTTTGCAACTATCTGACATGCACCGTCATCTGCATCAAGTTTTTCTGTTGCAAGTAATTTTATATTCGCATCTGTCTTAAAACTTCTCAATTCAAATGCAACAAAAAATATTTGCACGGTAAACCTATGAAACAAATCACTAAACATTTTTAATCTTCTAAATCTAGTTGCTTCCCAATCACAAAGACCAAAACCACCAGTGGCCATACCAGATTTTATAAATAAACCAGCAGTCAATGCAAGTGCTTGGTTTTCTGTGTATCCTATATTTATGAAGAACTGAACTGCATATTTTACTCGACTATCCTGAGTCCCACCAAATGCAAGTTGTCTCGCATTAGAAGTATTATTTTCATCATCAACATTAAATTTAGGTGCAAAGAAACCCACGAAACTTTGAAATACATTTGAAGGTTTACTATCGTCTCCAACATCTTCATTCTGTTGTTGGTCTTGTAAGTATGTAGGTATCTCTATATGTGGTAATGAACCGACTACAACGGGTGTTTGTGATTGCATTCCGTCCATGAAGAAACCAAAGACTAGTGCGTTTGGTTGTAGTTTAGGTACTTTACCAATACCAGACATTCCACCTTCTGTAGTAGGAAGAACACATTGAGCCCAAGGCAAATCTTGTTGTGGTAATAAGTATGTTTCTGGAGAATGTAGTCCGTGTACTCTTATCTTTACTCGTCCTTCAAAACCAAAAGGTGGACTTGCATCTATGACAGTTGCAATAAACCAACGGACATTATCTCCATAAAACTCACTTTGAATGGGATTATCATAACTCATATCAATCTTTTATTTCTTAAGGTTAAGTCTCTACTATTCTTTCTAATTTCTAATCTTTGTTTTGCACCTCTACCTGAGAACTTAGACTCTTTAGTTCCTTTTCTTTCGAGTTTACATACGGTCATGGTCACTTCGTGTGCGGTTTCTCTAAAGGTATGTCTTAAATCATGTATTAAATGATGTCCAGATTTATTCTGGTCAATGGTATTGTCTTCATTCGTTGGATTTTCAGTATTATCGTTTCTTATATTTAAATTAACAATATCACCCACTGCAGCTTTACCCACAAAGAATGCGGTGCCTGGAACTACAACAGTTCTCATATTTTTAAATAATAAATTTTTGATTGCACTACTTTCTAGTTTTTTAAGATGCAATGGTTTATCGTATTCATCATGGTATGATTTATATTCTCCATACGTTCCACTTGATACTATATTATGTATGATAGCACTACGATATTCGTTTATGGGTTTATCTCTTAATTTAAACTTATCGTCAAAAACATTCTGAAACCTTTTGTCGATTGTACCTTCATTATTTAAATTAGTCAGTAGAGTATCGATATCATATTTTTTCATGAATATCTGTCCAGTATTTAAATTAGTAACACAATAGTCCGCACTTATACTACCTGATTGTGCAAGGGTTAAAGTATCACCTGAACCTCTTTCATCAATAGCCTTTACTGTAAATCCTTGTGCAAAATCATTTTGTTGTTCTGCAGTACTAATGTTTGCACTATTATAGTTATAAGGTAATTTACTATTAAATGCTTGTTGTTTTAACATGACATCTAAATTACCAAGTCTTAGATTGTCATCATGAACGGTTGACCAAAGATAAAACGGAGAACCCGTCTTAGTAGTTGCTCTTGATAATAACCACTGCATCGCTTCTAGTGGTGCTAAGTTAGGAACAATGACTCGCATTTCAGTTTGTACCGAGTCAATGATTTGTTGATTTCCGTCTAAAGTATATGATACATCTATATCTTTGTCAAGTGATTGTGCGGATATTTTTGCAATAATATCTGACAATGTACCACGATAAGAGTTTCTAAGTCTTTGTACTTCTGAGACATATGCATGTTCATCTAACAATCCAAAGACAAAAACACTTGCATTGTCTTTTGCTTTAATCATGTTATCAATACCAGTCATAATAAAGGTTCTTTCAAATACTGGGTCAACATTTTCACCCATACCCGCAATTTCAATTTTAATTCTTTCAGTACCGTCAAAGTTTATTATGTCATATAAACCTTTATCATCGATGATTGAAATAGTTCCAGATAGGAATGCGTTCTCTAAACTCTCATAGATATTAAGTTCTATTATTTGACTTTTAACATCGTAGAACTTTTTATCAAAACCACCAAGTCTATCTGCGGTTATATGACATTTAGTTATAGAAAATTGCGAAGATTGTGACATAACATTATCGTTTCAACATACGGTTAAACTCAGAAACAACCGTATCGATTGAGTCTGGTCTGATTGTAATTATTTGTTTCAAAGAGTCGTTTTTAGCTTCCATTCTATCTCGGAAGGTAATTGGAATAAGTCCACTGGTATTTAAATTATGTGGGTCAACATCTACTTGTACACCGTCTGTGTTTTCGTAATGATGAACTGCATTGTATTGTTCGGTTTCACTAGTAGTTGTTAATACTTGAAATACTCCATTTATATCTGTATATCTAAGTTGTTCTCCACCAGTAAATTTAGTTCCATTTGTTGTTTTGATAACGAGTTGTCCTAAGTCTAAATTTCTTTTAATTATCGTACCACTTGTACCAGAAGTTGTACCTTCTACTACTTGTCCTACTGGAAACAACGCACCAATATCATCTCCAGTGACTACCGTTCTATTTGGATATTTGGATTGTGCAGCTTCTAATAAACCATTAGTATCTACAGGCCAACCACTATATCTTAGGTCATCATTCATCAAATAGAATGTCCAATAGTGGTCAGTAGTTCCATATAGTTTCTGTGATAAACTATCTGGTCTATCTCCCCCAATAATTGTATATCGGTTTAGAAATGATACCTCTTGTTTTATTTTATCAATAATATCTACATATTGAGTTATGTTATTAAATAAGACTGGGTCTTCTCTATTACCAAAAGAGTATTGAACAAATTCAAAGTTTTTAAAAAAATTAGTACCACTCATTAAAACATTTCTCCTTGTTTACCAATATCTCTTTTTGATAGTGTTCTTGTCTCTGAGAACGCAAGTCCCATATCTATTTCACCAAATTCTCCATTAGGGTGCATTCCCATATTTGAAGGATTAAAAGTAGTTGTTACATCACGCAGATAACAAGGTAATATTCTTGGTATGTTAGAATTTTCTTTATCTTCATATAATATTTTTATTTTAAATCTTTTTGGAAACTTATAACCAATCGATGTATCTTGTTCTCCTACTTTAACAGTAATATCTTCTGGGTATAATTCTGACCTAAAAAAATCTATAATTTTTACTACTGTATCATGTTCTTGTTTTGATAACGGGATAAATTTAAATTGAAATGCAAACTCTCGAAGTGCGACTGATTTAAATAATGACCTAGTATTAGGATTTAGGGTGACACCCGCAGCTTGTTTTACTGCGAGTGCAGTTCCTTCACCACCTAAATATTTTCCTACACTTACTTTAGTCATTGCAAGTCTACTTAGACCGTCTGCACCACTACCTTCAAATGCAGCTGAAGCAGTAGTACCAAGACCACCAAGTAAAGATTGTACTAAACCTTGTGACGCATTACCCCCTGCTTCTGCAAGAGCACCAGCCGTTCCTAAGTCCGCATTCTCATATGATGCAGTATCACGAAAAGGAATTGCAGCTGGTAAATATAATTTACACTTCTTTAATATTTGTGGATTTACATCACTAGTATTACCAATACCAAAACTAGTTTGTACTGCATCATCTTTTCCTTGTGTAGAGTCTATGTTATCTTGACTCTCTAGTATTGTTTTAGCTGCATCTTCTTGTTTTTGTTTTGCTTCACTTTCTTTCTTTTCTCGGTTTGCTTTATCTTCGTCACTTTCATCTTCTATAGTTTCGTTCTTACCAAATAGACTACCGAAACCAATCAATCCTTCTAAATCAACTCCTTCTTCTTGTATTGTTCCAAACTCAATACAAGACTTATAATCTTGAGTATCATGTAAAGGATATTCAAGTCTGTCTGCTTCTGATACCTCTGCGGCTTCTGGTAGGTCATCAAATAATAGACCACCGATAAATTTCTTTCCGAAGTTTGCGACTTTGTTTCCAAAGTTCTTTGATTTGTCTGCCATCTATGTTTCCTATAAATACTTTATAGTTCTATTTATACACAAATGAAGACATACAAAGGAAGATATAAAGTAAAAAATACAAAAAAGTATAAAGGTGATTATCAGAATGTCATCTTCCGTTCTCTATGGGAACGCAATTGTTTTCGTTGGTGTGATGATAATCCAAAGGTACAATCGTGGAGTTCCGAAGAAGTTGTTGTCCCATATTTCTATGAAGTAGATAAAAGGTATCATAGATATTTTCTTGATTTAAAAATAACATTTAAAGAAGGTAAGACTATACTGGTAGAAATAAAACCAGACTCACAAACTAAACCACCCAGAAAGGGAAGTAGAAGAACCAAGACATTTATTAATGAGGCTGCAACCTATGTAAAGAATATGAATAAGTGGGACGCAGCTAATGAGTTTGCAAAGGACAATGGTTATGAGTTTCAAATCTGGACAGAAAAAACTTTAGAGTCTATGGGTATTCTACCAAAATCTATGAAACCACTAAAACCTTTCACAAATAGGAAAAAATAAGTATAAATAGAAGTATGTCAAATATATTCCAGAAGTTAGAACTTGCAGCTTTTAGAAATCAGATTACTCCAAGAACCAAAGAGAGTAGAGATTGGTTTATGAAAAAAGCAAAAGTTATCAAGGGTATAAACCGTGAAACATTGATGAAAGAAGAACCTTTGAATAGGGGTGCTCGTAGAATTATTGGTTCTATGCAGATGTTCTTTTATGACCCAAAGTATAAAGAAACTTTACCATACTATGATAGGTTTCCCCTTGCAATCGTTGTAAAACCAGCAAAGGGTGGGTTTTTAGGAATGAACTTACACTACTTACCACCAATACTTCGTGCAAAGTTTCTTGATGCACTTATGGATAATGTGACAAGTAAAAAGAGTCCAGATGCAAAATTTAAACTAACGACTAAACTTCTTGCATCTGCATCTGATTTAGAATACTACAAACCATGCATCAAACATTATTTAAATGAACATGTAAGAAGTAATTTTGCAGAAGTAAAAGCACCCGAGTGGGAGATTGCAACCTTCTTACCAACTGCATTGTTTGAAAAGGCAGACCAACGTAAAGTATATAACGACAGTAGGAGAATGATAAGGTAATGGGATATCAAGTAGATGACATGATTGCAACCATAAAGGCTGGAGACGGTCTTGCATTTTCAAATTTATGGAGAGTATTTTTACCACCGATTGGTGGAGTAAACTCTACAGACTTAAATATCTTATGTAAGGTTGCAAGTATTCCAGGCCGACAAATACTAACAACTGAAAGACAATATGCACTTAACAATGAAAAGGTTGCGTATGGATATGCAAGTGAAGATATTACTTTAACCTTTTATTGTTTAAATGATATGCGTGTAAGAGACTACTTCGAGAACTGGCAAAACCTTGCAGTCAATCAAGAAACCCAAGAAGTTGGATATTATAAGGATTATACTTTTGATGTAGTCATTCAAACACTTAGAAAGGGTGCAATCAATCCTTTAATTAAACCTAAGAAACTATTTGATAATCCTTTACCAGATGCAATCAAAGACTTGATACCACCTATTGGCCCATTAGATATTGCAAATGGTAATTTTGACCCTGGCCTAATCGCACCAGGCGCTAAGTATCTTGCAGATGCAGTGACGTATTCTACTAGATTATTAAACGCATTTCCAACTACTATGAACTCTATGGAATTAAATAATGACCCTGACGGATTGATAGAAGTAAATGTACAACTATCTTACAAACGATATGAAGTAGTTGAAGGTAATACTAAAGATAGACTATTAGAAGCAACTGGAGTTAAAGACAAATTGAAAGATGCAGCTAAATCTGCAGTGAAGAAAGCAGGTGCAAGAGCTGTAAAAACTGGATTGAGAAAAGCATTATTTGGAATTTAAATATATATTAATACATTATAGGAGATATTATGAGTGCATTACCTAAACTAAATGCAACCCCTAAACACGAAATGGTAGTACCCTCAACGGGTAAGACTGTTATGTTTCGACCATACTTAGTAAAAGAAGAAAAAATTCTTCTTATGGCATTTGAAACAAAAGACGAAAAAACTGCAATGCAAGCAATGTTGGATACAATAGATGCATGTGTTGAAGGAGAATACGTTAAATCTAAACTTACCACTTTTGACATTGAGTATATGTTTACTCAAATTCGTGGTAAGTCTGTTGGTGAGTCTGTAAACGTAAATCTAATTTGTCAAGAATGCAAAACAAAAAACGAAATGAACATAAACCTTTCCGAACTTACAATAGATGTTCCAAAAAATATAGAAAGTACTGTAGAACTAACAGATACTATTTCAGTAGAATTACAGTATCCCCCTTTCAAAACTTTTATTGATAACTTTAAGGAAGGTATTCAAGAAACTCAATTTGGTTTTATGGTTATTAGAGAATGTTTCAGTGCAGTTATTAGTGATGATGAAAGAATAGATGTAAGTGAAGTATCAGCAAAAGAAGTTGATGATTTCATTGACTCTATGACTAGTGACCAAATTAAATCGATAACAGATTTTGTTGACACCATTCCCTCACTGGAAAAAGATGTCAAGTTTGATTGTTCTAACTGTGGACATCATAATGAATTGAAGTTAAAAGGTATTCAGGATTTTTTTACCTAAGCCTTTCTCATGATAGTTTATATAATTATTATCAGACAAACTTTAACTTGGTCACACATTACAAGTATAGTTTGACTGAAATAGAAAACATGTGGCCGTGGGAAAGGGAAATATATTTAACTTTATTAGCAGAATGGATAAAAAAAGAAGAACAAGAACGTCAAAAACTAGAGAGTAAGTATAAATAGTAGTATGACCACTTTAGCTGCAGTTGTAGACCAACTCAAAACCAATAACGAAGAAGAGAGACAAAGAGACTCTAATCTTAATCAAAACATTGCACAATCTAGAAGAGTACAAGAACAATTATTAGGTGGACTTGCAAAAACTTTTGGAGATTTCTTTACTGCACAACAAAGACAAGCAGAAGGAGATTCTTTAGAAAGTAAAAAAGAAGAAGAAAAACCTAAACCAGAACCAATCGATGAAGGTTCATTTCTTAAAGCAATTGCTGGTATAGGTGCTGGTACTGATAAATTTATGAAGTCAGGAGCATTCAAAGCAATCTTAGGTGCAACACTAATAGGTTTATTATCTATGGAAGGTGTTCAAGAATTTATTAAAGATAAGTTTGTTCCCGCAGTAAAAAGTTTTTTTGATTTTTTAAAAGATAAAGTATTACCATTTTTAAAAGATAACTTTGATAAGATTGTTATAGCAGGTTTATCTATTCTTGCACTTACTGGTTTAATAAAATTAGGTTTTATGGCAACTGCGGCCGCTTTAAAAGTTGCAAAAGTGTGGAGTGTAATTGCAAAATTAGCTGGACTTATTAAAGTTGCAACTCTATTCATGGCTACATCATTCAAAAAAGTTGCACTTACATTGGGTGGTAAATTTCAGACGATGTTAAAGAGTCTTCAAATGACTGCAATATTTATTAGGGGTGCAGTTATTCCCGCACTTCTGACTTCACTCATGACTATGGGAACAACCATTATGGCTGCAGTTGCACCTTTCTTACCTATCATTGTAGTAGTCGCAGCCGCAATAGGAGCAATAGTTGGAATATTCTTTATGATTAAAAAGAACTTAGAAAATCTTGGTATAGGAGATATGGGTTCAGTTTTTGGAATTGTTATAGGTGGTTTAAAAGATGCAGTAAATCATTTCTTAAATATTTTTATAATGATAGGAAAAAAACTAGGTGCGATAGGTGGGACTATTGCAAAAGCATTAGGTTTTGAAGTTCCAGAGTTTTTAACAAACATGGCTGACATGGAATACTTTGATACAGATAATGCATCAAAAGCAGTAGATGCTGGTCAAATAAAAAATAGAGAACGATTAGAGAAAAAAATTGCAGAAACAGAAGAAGGAGTTGAAAGGGATAAACTAATCGAAGAACTAAAAAGAGTAGATGATATAATACAAAAAAGACAAGGAATAGAACCACCTGATAGAGATTTTATTGATGTTAAACCAAAACCGTCAACTACAATAAATGAAAACATTGATGCAAATGAAGCTGCAAAACTAGAACAAATGGGGCCTCCACCACCAACCATAATTGATACTTCTACTAATAATAATGTTTCAAATGATAACTCACAATCTATGACTTCTATGGTTGAACCACCTATAAACAATAGAAGAAGAATGCGTGGTGGTAGTGCAATAATGCGTGGTAAAAGGTTTTAAAAAAAACCCCACATTTCTGTGGGGTCTAAAAATTTTGTTTTTAAATTAAGTACTTACTCGTCATTCGCAAGTTTAGCGAAATAACTCAAAGTTTCATCGTCAGACTCAGTTGACGCAACTTCTGGTTCTGGAGTACTTGGTGCAACCACTGGGGTTTCTACACCTTTAGGTTCTACTGCTTCTGCAGTCTTTCCTAAGTCTTCCATTTTCTGAGTTGAACCTTCTCCAACAGCTTCTCCAAGAACAACAGATAATCTCTGTTTTAACTCGTCATAAGTTTTATAGTTAGTTGGGTCAACAAACTCTGCAACATCAAACATAGAGTTATAAGTTGCTTCTAGTTTAGTTTCATCTGCATCGTACAATGCACTCACTGGTTTGAAAGAAGATTTATCGTAGTTTCTATAACCAGCGACATTAGTAATCTTAAGTTCAAAGTCCGCACCACTCCAAAAATCGAAAGGGTTCACGGGTTCTTCGCCTGGAAATTGCGGTTGCATTACGTCCATGACTTTGTCCATGATTTTCTTTCCGAAATCGTAAAGGAATACTTTACCATTGTTGGAAGGGTTTGCGGGGTCAGAAACAATCATGATATTTGCAACGTGGTGCAATCTTCTTTTTTGTTTCCTTGCAGTTTCTTTATCTTCTTCGATACCTGAGTTCCATAGTCTGGAATTCAGTTCTCCAAGTGGGTCTTTCTGTCCAATAGATGTAAGAGACTTCTCTACATACCACTGTCCAGTAGGGCCTTTAAAGAAATGGTCGAAATACCTAACCCATGGTAATTCTTGACCTTCTGCGGCTGGTAGAAATCTAATAACTGCATAACCGTTACCAGACTCGTCTACTGTGGGTTTCCAAAATCTTTCGTCTTCGTAAGATTTCTTTTGGGTTGTTGCACCAGTAGCTTCTTGCACTGCAGAAACTAGTTTTGAGACATCGGTGCGATTGGTCTTTAAGTTTTCAAATGACATGTGTATACTCCGTATTATTTGTCTTCTGTTTGTCCACTTTATTCATAATGTAAATCGTTGTGTATTATACTTATTTATACAAGTATTGTCAAGTACTAATTTAACCATGCAACTAAAACTAAACGAGTACCGTGTAAAACTTTTTTTGCTTTGTGATAAAGACTTGATTTAAAAATAACAGTTTCTCCAATGTCTAAATCAATAATGTTTTTATCTTTATTATAAACTACTATTTCCCCACCCTTCAAATCTTTTTTGTCAATCATAGTTATAGATGTCCAAGTTCTTTTTCTTTCTTCGATAACATCTTTATGTTTCTTATAGTAATGACCTTCTCTATAAAGTAATAAATCCAACTGATTTACTTTTGTTCCGTCATTAATAAAGTCTTCTATTGTTTTACATAGTTCGGGAAACAACTGATAATCAATTTGATACTTTAAACTATTTCTCCACTTGTTTAAGTTTGAACCCGCAGTTGGAGCTTCAGATATATTAGATATTTTTGTTAACTCTAATATGTCTTGAATATCTTCTTGTTGTATAACCTTACCCGTTTTCAAAACAAGGTATTACCTTTGGGTAGTAAATTCAGACTCATTCCCTCTGCTTCTAAATGGTCTTTGATTGCGGGAGAGATATACTTCTTAATATCTTCTATCTCAATGTTATTCTTTTCACATAGATGTACGATTGCATCTATATAAGAATGGTTGTCTCTTTGTACAGACTCAAGAACCATTGCGGTAAACTTCTTACGAGTAAGAAAATTATCTTCCGTTACGTTCTCTTCTTTCTTTTGCTTTTTGATTGTTTCTTTCTCGGATTTTGTCATTCTCTTCTTTCATGATTACATCACAAATGTACTCTTTTACTTCTTGGTCAGATAGACCCGTTTCATTCATGAGTATCTTTAAATACTTTGGTGTTAGGATAAGACTTCTGTAGTCGTTGTACTTTTCGTCAATGAGTTTGTAACTAAACTTCTGAGTGTTTTCTTCAAATCTATTCTTCTCAGGATTTTCTTCTTCTCCAAAGTAGTCATAATACACCCATGCATTATCTATTATCTCCCCAGCTTTATAACTACCGTGTTCCCATTCAAATGGTTCGGGGTTCTTCTTATATACTTTTTTCTTTCTCACAAATGGTTCTCTAATCATATTTATACATACACCTCTTCTAGTTTATGTTAGCCATTATACACGAGTCAACAAGAAATGTCAAATCGTGTTACATTCTCTAGACGGAATGCTCTCCATTGTTGAAGGTCTAAATCAAAGACTTTAATGACTTTATCAGTGTCTTGATAATTCCATAACATTTCTGACTTAGGCATTTTATCATCAGGTATTTCTGTATCCATTAGTGTACAACGCATTTTCCTGAGTTGTATGTCCTTTTCTTTAATGAACTCGATATCCACTATGTTTTCAACAAGTTTGTGGACTACATCGACTCTATCGAGTTCTAAGAACTTAACTGGCATATGAACTATATGTTCCCGTAGCTTCGGTGTACCATTCGGGTTCTTGTTGTTTTGTCCACTTTGCGAAATACTGTTTCTCATTGATATAGTAGTTCTTGTATGCTTCGATTGTATCTCCTTTTACTTTACAGTAATCGGGCATACATTGTGGTGGTTCGGTAAAACCATTATCCTCTAATCCTTTTGGAGTGTATCCAAGTAAGTCTCCAAGTAATCTTTCGGTTGCATGTATCTTACCATAACGATAAGTATACTCAACACATAACCACATGAAGAGACGATACAACCATTTGTAATGTCTAGAACTTTGTCTGACCCATATCGCACTCGGGTGGTTGACCATTGCGGCCTTGTAAAGAGTTTCTTCCATGTTGGAGTTCTTTACCATTTTCCACCTTTTAATTCTACGACCATT